TCACCGATGCCTTCCCGAACGGCGATCCGCACGGACACCGCATCGCGCATGAGAGGGCCATTGCGAACGCAAGCTGGTGGGACAAGACCAAAAGTGATGCGTTTTCAAAAGTCACGGCCGCCGGGCTCTGGGCCATCGTGGTGTTCCTGTGTGTGGCCGCATGGGAGCACATCAAAGCGGAGGCGAAGAAATGAACCCCCTGATCCTTGGGCCGATCCTAGAGGTCGGCAAAACCCTGCTGGACCGCTTCATCCCTGACCCGGAGAAGAAGCGCGAAGCCGAGATGGAACTGGTTCGGATGGCCGCAGAAGGCGAGCTGAAGCAAACCATCGCGCAACTGGAGATCAACGCCCGTGAGGCCACGCACGCATCGGTGTTCGTGGCCGGCTGGCGGCCTGCGTTCGGCTGGTGCGGTGCGCTCGGGTTCCTGTACGCCACCATCGGACAGCCGCTGCTTGCATGGGGCGCTGCAGTGAAGGGCTGGCCTGCACCGCCTGCGCTGAACCTGGATCTGCTTTGGGTGGTCATCACCGGGATGCTGGGCATTGGCGGGCTGCGCACGGTGGAGAAGTTCAAGGGAGTGACCAAGTGAACTGGTCCGACTACCCCAACTTCACCGAGGCCGAGTTCCGCTGCCGCCACTGCGGCAAGCAGGAGATGCGGCCCGAGTTCATGGGGCGGCTTCAGGCGCTGCGCGACGTCTACAAGCGGCCCATGACGATTACGTCAGGTTATCGCTGTCCTGATAATCCCATCGAGAAGGCCAAAGCCACACCGGGCATGCACGCCACGGGCCTGGCCTGCGATGTGGGCGTGCAGGGCGCAGACGCGCACGAACTGCTGCGCCTGGCCATGCACCTCGGGTTTACCGGCATCGGGGTGCAGCAGAAAGGCGCGGGTCGGTTCATCCACCTCGATCTGCGGGCCACGCCGACGGTGTGGTCGTACTAGGGTGCAAAGACCATCGCCAGAACGGCCAAGCCGGCCACGCTTGCAGCGGCAACGCAGAGCGCGGCGATGATCTCGCCCTCCCAGAATTTGGCCCCGTAAAAGTCGGGGTCATCTTGGCCTAGTTCGGTGCAGGGCTCGGCGGCTTCGGGGTAACGACCCTGCTGGTCGCAGCCGTGGGGGATGCGTGGGTGTTTCATCGTCCAATCTCCTTGAACAGCAACGGGCCGGCGGTGTAGACCCACCGGAACTTGGTTCTCGCTGTCGGGTCGGCGCGCTTGGTGCGGGTGACCCAGCCTGTTTGCTCGGCGTACTTCAGCGAGGCGCCGACGTTGTTGGGCTTCATGCCCCACTTGATGCCGACGTCGTGGGTTGTCAGTTCCTCTTCGGGATTGCGGGCGAAGAACACCGCCACGTGGGTGACGATGCTCACGTGTTCCCCCGTGCTCTGATCGCAGCGGCGCACCTACGCGCCTCCATATCTTCGCGGTTGTTGTCGCCCATGTAGCGGGCGTCACACAACGCCGCGCAGGCTTCGCGCTCCTGCGCGGCGACGATAGCCACCATCTCGGGGTAACTGCTGTCCAGAGCACGGCGGGCAACCGACTCGGCAAAGCGTTTAAGCAGGTCCGGCTGCTCCCGCTTCTGCTCCATCGCAGCCCACCAACCCGCGCAGTAAGCGATCTTCTCGGCCTCGGTCTGGGCTTCTGGTGGAGGCTTCTGCTGCTCCAGCGCGGCCACCGCCTCGCGCACTCTGCGTCGGGCATCAGGTTGCGAAGCCAGCCACTTGCTGAGCCCCCTACAGTCGTCTTGTAGCAGGCCGGGAGGCCATCCAGTTTTACCGCCTTGCTCCGGCTGCTTCAGCTCGGCGCGGAGGGCATCAATGGCGGCACTGCGGGCCGCTGTCACAACGGCGCCTTCGGGCTCCAACCATGTCAACGCCTCCAGCGCCTGCTGCACCGTGGCGCGAGGCAGGGTTATCGTGTCAGTCATGGTTGTCCTCCGGTTCAATGGGCACCTCCACCAGCGGCTTGCCGCAGTAGCAGCAGTGCGTCATTCGGTTGTCGGTCGGGGTGCCGTCGTTCAGTTGGAAATAGCGATGCCTGCCGCACGACGCGGCCCACTTGTCGGAATCCTCGTCGCCGTCTTGGTACCAGTGGCATTCGTTGGGCTGCTCCAGCGCGGCGTGGAGGGCGGTGATTGCTCGCCATCGTTCAGGTCTGTTCGCCTTTTGCGTAAAGCCCCATTCGTCTGCCATGAACTCCAACGCCGCCAGCGCCTGCTGGGCGGCGGTTCTCAGGTCAGTCATTGCCCCTCCCCCGCCATCTCCAACTGCGCTCGCAGCCGGTCAATCCGCGTTTCGTGATAGGCGACCATCGCCGTCGCATAGTCGCGCCCGGTCTGGGCTTCAAGCAGGCCGCGCCTGGCCTCGTCCAATTCGCGGGCGATCAGTTCCTCCTGGCTCGGGGTGCGGAAGGGGTTGGGAATGCGGATCATTGGTGGACTCCTGAGATGGCGCCGATGCGGCGCGCGTAATGCCAGATGCTGGGGGCCTGTTCGATGGCCCGTTGCAGGGCTACCGAGTCAGGCTCGGGCGGCGGTGGTGGCGGTGCGATGCGCCAGCGTGCCCAGCGGTTGCTGCTGGACGGCACGATCAGGCCGGCCCGGTGGAGCTGGTGTAGGTAGGTTTTGGCCGTGGCGGCTTTGCAGCCCAGGCGGTAGGCGATGTCGGCCATGGCCACGGGCTGGCGCTCGCGGATGATGGCTAGGGTTGCGGCTACGCGGGGACGGAGGGGGGTCATGCGGTTCTCCTCGCGCGGATGGCGGCGGCGTAGGCATCGCCCGGATAGACTGGCTCAACTCCCTCCTTCGCAAGCTGACGCGCCAATTCCTCGCACACCCTAGCGCAGGCTTCTCTTTCCTGTGCGCGAACAAGGGCGGCGAAGCGTTCAAGCTCACGAATCGTGTCTTGTCGCCATTGCTCACCTACAAGCGCGTCAAAGTTTCCAAGGATTGAAGCCTCTTGAGCCATGCGTGCTATTTCTTTGGCTGGTGCGGTTTCCCGGTCCGGTGTGCCGCCCACCGCCATCAACAGCGTCCCGTCTTGATCCCTCAGTTCCATCATTCATCCCTCCCGTTCAAATCGGCGCACACCTGTTCCGCACTGCTGCGCGTCAGGCAATCGGCCACCACGGCGGCTGACCCGTCCAGGCCAGCCAATCGGCGCACGACAAGCCAGCGGTCGACGGCCTGCTGCACCCGGAAAAGGCGCTGCGGCGCCACGGTTTCGGGGGCATCAGATCGGGTCATCTGCGGCCTCCCTGGTCTGCTCGGGCTCCTGGGCCGCACGAATCTGGCCGGCACGAACCTGGGCCGCGTCCATGGCCTCGGCGCGGGCTTCACGGTCCAGCGTGCGGATGGCGGCGCGCAGGGCGTTGAGTTCGTCGATGGTCTGCGCGGCGTCGATCTGGCGCATGACCTGGGCGAAGTCTGCGACCTCGACCACCGGCCCCATGTCGCGCTGGGCGGGTGCCGGTGCGTGGCCGGCGTCTTCGGCCTCCTCGGGCGTGTAGGTGCCGACCACCACGCCGGGGAACACGGTGCGGATGCCTTCGGAAACGCACCGGGCGCGCAACATCTGGCGCGGGTAGGACTTCCATGTCGGGTTCTTGGTCAGGCCGGCAGAGGTCGCCATGTCCAGCGTCCATTCCACCTCCACGCTGCCACCTTGCGGGTGGCTGAACGTGCCGACCACGCGCTTGTCGGTGTACTCGCCCCAGCGCACGCTGCCGCCTGCCGAATGGAAGCGGGCCAGCATGGCGTCGGCCTTGAGCGTTGGCCTGCCGTTGATGACATGGTAGTCACGGGCGGCGATGGCCGGGTGCAGCCCTTCAGCCTGCGCGATGAGCATCAGGGCCATGGCCTGGTCTGGGGTCTTGACGCCGAACAGGCCGGACTTTGCGACGGCCACGGCCATACGCTCGACTTGATCGACGGGAACGAGTGCAGTTGTCATGCAGAACTCCTGTGGTTACTGTGGTTAGAAAGACACCTTGGCACGCAGCCTGGCCACGATCTCGTCAGCCTCCGCGCTGAATGCGATGATCTCGCGTTCCATGCGCGCCTGGAACTCGGGGTTACCCTTGATGCGCTGGACGTAAAGCTGCAGGTCGGCGGGCATGCGCGGGTCGAAGCTGACGAAATCCGCCCACTCGCGGCCAGTCAGCCACATCTGGCCCTGAATCTGCGCCTGGTGGTCCTCGAGCATGCCGTTCAGCCACGTTTCGAGGTGGACCTGAGAACTCCAAGGGCACTTGATTTCGATCAAGCCGAACGCGCCATCCGGGTCCGTCTCGTCCGTCACCAGGCCGTCAGGCGACGCGCCGATCGGCAGCTTCGGGTGCGCCACGAAACCCGTCTCGGTTATCCTGGCGCTGGTGGTGAACTGGTACGCGACGCGGGCGGCGTCTTCGTTTTCGCGGCCCCAGCGCAGCGGTGCGGCGTCGGGCATCTGCACGGGCTGGCCCGTCAGGCGCTCGGTGACGATCTGCCAGAGGTAGCGCGTGCGCTCGGCGCTCGGGTTTCCCGGTTCGCCGGCCTTGGCCTGCGCGGCCGTGGGTTTGTTGCGGGCCAGGACGTCCTTGAAGCGGCTGGCGGTGACCTTGCCGGCACGGGCGGCGTGCCATTCGTCGGTGCGCTGGGTGTCGGTGATGATGATCATGCAAATCTCCTACGGAATTCAGCGGCTTGTGCGACCCACGCGGCACCCCTCGCGGCGACCCACGCGGCACCCCTCGCGGCGTCCCACGCGGCGTCCCTCGCGGCGTCCCACGCGGCGGCACTCGCGGCGTCCCTCGCGGCGTCCCACGCGGCGTCCCTCGCGGCGTCCCACGCGGCGGCACTCGCGGCGTCCCACGCGGCGTCCCTCGCGGCGTCCCACGCGGCGGCACTCGCGGCGGCCAACTCATCATCCGTGGCTTGTGCGTTGGCGTGTCGCTCTGCCACATCAAGGGCGGCCAACGAGCGCGGGTCGGTCATCAAGTGTTGCACCTGTCTGGCGCACCACACAGCGTACAGTCGTGCTTCGCGGTCGATGCCGTCGCAGGCGCGCAGGCACCACAATGCATCGTCAAGTCCGTTGCTGTTCAGAATCGTGACCAACGCCAACGGCTCGTCGTCGGCTTGAGTTTTGCCAAGGTGGCGTAGCAGCTTGGCCCAGCCTCTGGCGCACGGGCTGTGCGCTCGGATTTTGTTCAGGGTGGTGATGGTGGTCATGCGGGTTCTCCGGTGGCTTTGGCGATGGCGGCGCGGGCGGCGTGCCATTCGTCGGTGCGTTGGGTGTCGGTTAGGGTGGTCATGCTGCCTCCATGGTGGTGAATTTTGCGGACGCATCGGCGGCTGCCGAGCCCTTGGCCACGGCGGCGCGGAGTTCGGAGGCCAGCTGCAGGGCTTCTTGGTCGTTGATCCAGAAACTCACATCAAGGTTGCCGGCCCCTCGGGTGTGAATCATGATTGTGTAGTCGCATCCGAAAATTTTGCCGGACAGGCGGGATGCAGTGAGTGGGATTTTCATGATGTCGGTCCTTTCAAAACCAGTGGTGTGAATCGTCGGTGTCTTCGACCATGAGTTCCATGGCACGGTCGGCAATCCACCGCTTGTTGTCGCGCAGGATGCGGTCTTTCATCTCCATGCGGGCGTGCAGGCACTGCGCGTCGCTGCCGGTCAGCATCAGCGTCCAGAGCTGGTCTACCGTCGCTTCGCTCATGTCCAGGTCTTCGAAGCCGCGCACGTCGGTGGTGCTGCACTCGGGTTGCGTGATATGCGCGTTGAGCCAGTCGCTGGTGGTCCAGGCATCTGCCAGCAGTTCGTCGGCCGCATCAGCGCGGTGGCTGTCGCTGGGTTCGCGGTCGCCGTCCCAGCGCGGGTCACGCGGGTCGGTGCATGCCCCCCAGGTGGCGCTGTCGCCGGGGCCGTAGGTGGTGAGGTTTTGCATGGGGTGGACTCCTGTGGTTCAGATGAAGGCCGCGAGTAGCAGGCCGAGGGTGATGCCGAAGGCGGCGGCGAAGAAGTAGTCGATGGGGCGGAGGGGTTGCATGGTGACCTCAGATGGCCGCTGCGGCGGCTTCGATCATGGAGCGCATGGCGGCCGACTTGTAGTTCGTCAGCGCGGCTTGCAGGTTGTTGAAACGCTTGCCCATGCCGCGCCACACTTTGTGTGAAGCGTTCTGGTTGCACACTTGCACGTACCAAGGAGCGATCCAGATGTGCGCCGACTGATTGCCGCAGGTCAATTCAATCAGGTGGCTGTCGTTGATCTTGTCGTGGCGGGTGATGATGACTTGCATTTGCGTCTCCGGTTGCGTGTTGCGATGGAATGAATTCTGCTCTCACTGGACACCAATGTCCAATGCTTTCGACAATCCCGACAAAATCGCAGGGACATAAATGTCTGTTCAGCGATAGACATCTATGCCAGAATCCGCCACATGATTACCCGTGAACAACTATCCGACCTGCTGCGGCAGGTTGACGCGCAAGCGGTGGCCGACGAGGCTGGCGTGAACGTCAAAACGATTTACCGGCTACGGCACGGCTTGAACTCGCCCAGGCTTGAACTGGTCGAGCGCCTGGTGGCCGCGTGCCGCAAGCTCAAGGGGCGCAAGCCGTGAAACAAGGCGACCGCGTGCGCCTGTCAGATGGCCAGGACGCCATGGTGCTTGAGGTCAACGCGGCAACCCTGCGCGTGGCCCGCATCCGCCCCGATTGGCCGTTTCCCGGCCTGCCTGAGTCCGTGCTGCGCGGCACGGTCAAGCGGCTGCCGTCGCGGTATCTGCGGGAGACGCATGAGGATGTGGGGGAGGCGAGATGGTGAGTGCGCTGTTCGTTGAGCCGCAGGGGGTTTATTCAAAACTGGATGGCGTTGATCGTTGGGACGAAGCGCGTGATGCACGCAAGTACGCGGGTCCGTACCCTGTTGTCGCGCATCCTCCATGCCAACGTTGGGGGCGCTTCTGGCACGGCAGCACACGCAAGCCTCACCAGTTCAAACTGGGCGATGACGGCGGGTGTTTTGAAGCCGCATTGCATGCAGTGCTGCGATACGGAGGTGTGCTCGAGCATCCTGCGCATAGCAAGGCGTGGGACGTTTTCAAACTGCGCAAGCCGGTGGCCGGCGCTGGCTGGCAGCGTTCCGACATGGGCCACCCAAGCAGCGGATACTGGGTCTGCTACGTCGAGCAAGGCCACTATGGACACGTCAGCCGCAAGCCGACTTGGTTGCTGGCTTCAGGTCAGCGTCCTGGCAGCATGCCGGAATTGAACTGGACGAAGTGCGAGCAGCGACTTCCGTCTTGGATGATCGAACGTTACGGATACGAGAAAGCTAGACGCATCGGTGTGGTGGCAATGATTGGTGGAAAGCACAAAACTGCTATCCGCAATGCAACACCAGAACCATTTGCAGACCTGCTGGTTTCTATGGCTCGATTGGCACAGAAGGATACGAGATGGTGACCCGAGGCCGCGAAACCCTTCGCGAAGTCATGCTTCGCAACCAAACCACGATGGATCTCTACGCGGCCATGAACAACAAGCCCCGCGTGCTGCTGGACATACCGCCTGAGCCGGCGAAGCGCGGGCCGAGGAAGGCGTCAGGACAGCCGACAGAGGCGCAGATCCTCAAGGCCGTCATGGCGCTGC